TATATTCCATACTGAAATAAGTAAAGATGTCAAACCCGATTGAAATTCTTTCTTCATCTTCAATAGGATCAACTTTATGTTGAACCCACGAAGGAAACATAGTCATTCTAGCAGGTGTATTCTCAACTCTATAAAATCCATAGTAAGTGCTAAGATGTGGAATAGCATAATCAGTTGTGGTTGGATTTGAACTGATCATGATGTTACCACTTAGATAAGTGTTCTCGTGATAGGAATGAGAATGAATTGGCACTCCTTGATTTTTACCTAGATTAACTGCCCACGCGCGAATCCATAAATCTTGTTCTGGAACTAATCCCAATTCTTTCATGTAATCATCATAGATTCTATAGATACTTGCTTTAAGAAAACGTATTGGTTCATCTTCCCAAGTAAAAATATTATACGATTGCCATGTATCTCGGTAACTGCCAGGATTTTTTTGCTTGATTACTTCCACAATTTCTTTCAGAAACCATGGGTTTAGATCTTCTATCCACAAAGGAACATCAAAGATGGGAGCAAATGGTGTATTTGGTTTCCAATTTTTCCAGCGATGTAAATTTTTATGAGTGTCTTTTACTTTGCAATGAGCATTATCTAAAATGTTTTCAATCATTCTTCCACTGTTTTTTTGCGACCAATGTTATATTTGCTTTCTAGTGTCCACTCCTCTTTCTCTTTGAAAGCAAGAACTTTAATCTGATTTAGTGGAGCAACGTCAGCAATAGCATCTGCGTTAACTACAGTAACCAATCCCCAATCTGAAAGGAGTTGAATAATTCTATTCCTGCGTTGCAAATCATTCACTGAAAGATTAGTATTCTTTCCATCAAGAGCAAACAGCTCTTTGAAATGAACGATATAATACTTACCTTGCTTATGTAAGATATGACAAGATTGATAAATCTTTTTTTCTTTTCTAGAAGCAACACCAATACGAGTAAGAGTTTCTCTGACCTTCAGAAAATCATCAGGTTCATTGAGAGTAACCTCAACCATATCAGCTTGTTTCCATTCTACTTCAATATCTGGAATCATCGTTTTCCACCTTTGTCTACAAGTTTTTTAATGTGTTCAAGTTGATCTTTGGATAAAATTCTCAATGCCTGCAAAGCTTTATCGTCATTATAACCATAATACTCTTTAACCACACCAAGGTATTCTATTTGATTCTTTTTCGCCCAAGGCGAAAATCGCTTGCGCGGGTTGATACTATTTATAAAAAAGTCGTATTGCAATTTTTTATCCAAATGAGAATACATATTCATCTCGTTAGCAAAGAGAACTGTATCGTGGAAAGCAGCAAGACACTTGTTGACAATGTAAGGTGGATATGCTTTTTCCGTTTCCTCGTCAATAACTATGGACTTCTTGGTTTGATTGATGGAATTCAAATAATCCGTGAGGGATGGTTTCGTCATAATTAGTAATCAATAGTTCAGCACGATCTTTTTGCTCGTTCATATAGTCGCCAGTAGACCTCATGGTATATGTAAGATCCCATTTAGTTTGATTGTATACAGCATACCATTCTACCAGAGTTGGATTGGTATTGTAAGTAATCATCCAACGATCTTTCAAATTACCTTGAGTAATCCAAGCATGAAATTCTTGGTGATTAAAATTTTTGTGCATCTCTCCTTTCTTACCATAGAGATTATCTTTGATATCGTAGGGAGGGTCAAAGAACCAGAAAGTTCCAACAGGAGCGGATGTCATCATCATATCCCAGTAAGGACCACAGGTGATCTTCCAATTTTTAATCAGTTCACCATAAGCAGAGAGTTTCAGAATACCATTCATTGAGAAGTTAGAAACACTTGCCTGCGGAGAGAAAGAAGAACTTTCAGTCAGACCAGAGAAAGAACACTTATTGAGAATGTAGAAAGCAACAGCACGATTAAAGTTTGATTGAGTTTTATCATTAATATGCTCCTTTGACTTTAGAAAAAGTTCTCTTGCAAGCTCAGGAGTATCATGAGTAAGTTTACAATCAACCAATTCACTTTTTAAATCATATCCAAACATCTGAAGTTGTTGCCAGAAGTTTACTAGCGGTTCATACAAGTCATTCACCCACACAGGAATGTCTGGGTTCTCTTTAGTAAATGCGATAGCAACACTACCCCCACCAATGAAAGGTTCACAGTATTCTGTGATGTCTTTTGGGAAGCGTGGAAGTAAATACTTCACAGCACGAGATTTACCGCCTGGGTAGCGAAGAGGGGTTTTCAAAGATTTCATCATACATGTTCCTCAATAAGTTTACGAAGTTTAGCACCAAAATCATCTTTTTGTTTTGGGTTAACAGAAAACTCAATCATATGTAAGTCATCATAGTTAACAAAAGATGTGATAACAGCATCTTTAATAACTACATTTTTAGCAACTGCTTCCCATGTTGCCCAACCCACCGACATCGCTTTTGTATCTTTAAGAATAATATAATCAAAAGTTTTTACAAACTTGGTTTGATTACCTTGAAAGTTTTTTAAAATAAAAACTTTTGTT